CAAGTCCCTACCAAACGTAGAGACAGAACTTAAAATACCTAGCGACGAAGAAGTAGCAGTATCAGAACAGGAAACAATTGAAGAGCAAGTTGGTCCTGAAGATGTAGATATTACTCAAGAAGAAGACGGTAGTGCTACAATTAATTTTGACCCAGCAGCAGTTAATCAACCTGGCGGAGAAGGCCATGGAGATAACTTAGCAGAATTATTACCTGAATCTGTTTTAGGAAAATTAGGTTCAGAACTTGCAGAAAATTATCAAACATATAAATCAGCAAGAAAAGATTGGGAAGACAGTTATACAAAAGGATTAGACCTTTTAGGATTTAAATACGAAAACCCAACACAACCGTTTCAAGGAGCTAGTGGTGCAACTCACCCAGTTCTTGCAGAAGCAGTAACACAATTTCAAGCTCAAGCTTACAAAGAATTATTACCAGCAACTGGACCCGTACACACTCAAGTTATTGGATTAATAAATAGACAAAAAGAAGATCAATCACAACGTGTAAAAGAATTCATGAACTATCAGCTCATGGACGTGATGAAAGAGTACGAACCCGAGTTCGATCAAATGCTTTTTTATCTCCCTCTTAGCGGCTCTGCGTTTAAGAAAGTTTATTACGATGAACTACTTGGTAGAGCCGTTTCAAAGTTTGTCCCAGCTGACGACCTGTTAGTTCCCTATACGGCAACATCTTTACAAGATGCTGAAGCTATTATTCATGTCATTAAAATGTCAGAGAATGATTTAAGAAAAAAACAAGTAGCAGGATTCTATGTTGATATAGAACTTACACCTGGCTACAATGAAGAAACAGAAGTAGAGAAAAAAGAGAGAGAACTAGAAGGTGTTAAGAGAACTAGAGACGAAGATGTCTTCACTGTTTTAGAAATACACACAGATTTAGATTTAGAAGGATTTGAAGATAAAGATACTGGTGGAGATGAAACAGGAATTAAACTTCCATACATTGTAACAATAGAACTTGGAAGTAGAGAAGTATTATCAATTAGAAGAAACTATACGGCAGAAGATCCAAATAAAGCAAGACAGGATTATTTTGTGCATTTTAAATTTTTACCTGGAATGGGTTTTTATGGTTTTGGTTTAATTCATATGATCGGTGGACTGTCTAGAACAGCAACCACTGCACTAAGACAGTTATTGGATGCGGGTACTTTAAGTAACCTGCCTTCAGGATTTAAACAACGTGGAATACGTGTTAGAGATGAGGCTCAGTCAATACAGCCTGGCGAATTCAGAGATGTCGATGCACCTGGTGGAAACATCAAAGATGCATTTATGCCTTTACCATTTAAAGAACCTTCACAGACTTTATTGCAGTTGATGGGTGTAGTGGTTTCGGCAGGGCAAAGATTTGCCGCCATCGCTGACATGCAAGTCGGGGACGGCAACCAGCAAGCAGCTGTTGGGACGACTATAGCCCTATTAGAGCGAGGCTCTAGGGTCATGTCAGCCATACATAAAAGATTGTATGTGGCTATGAAAAGCGAATTTAATTTATTGGCAGGAGTTTTTAAAACTTATTTACCACCTGAATATCCTTATGATGTTGTTGGTGGACAAAAAAATGTTAAAGTTGCAGATTTTGATGACAAGGTAGATATTTTACCTGTTGCAGATCCAAATATTTTTTCTCAATCGCAAAGAATATCTCTTGCACAAACAGAATTACAACTTGCACAGTCAAATCCACAAATGCATAATTTATATGAAGCATACAGACACATGTATGAAGCAATTGGTGTAAAAAATATTGATCAAATATTGCCACCACCGCAACAACCGGCACCAATAGACCCAGCACAAGAAAATATTATGTCAATGTCTAATAAACCGTTCCAAGCTTTTAAAGGACAAGACCATCAAGCGCATATTACAACTCATTTAAACTTTATGTCGACTAGTTTAGCTAGAAATAACCCAGTTGTACTTGGTGCATTAGAAAAAAACATCTTTGAACATATTTCTTTGATGGCACAAGAGCAAATTGAAGTTGAAATGAGAGAAGAACTTGGACAATTGATGCAACTTCAACAACAAATTCAACAAAATCCTCAAATAGGACAAAACCCACAAATCCAACAACAAATGATGCAAATGTCTATGGCTATGGAGTCTAGAAAAGCTAAATTAATTGCTGAAATGACTCAAGAATTTATGGAAGAAGAAAATAAAATTATGGGTGACATGGCAAATGATCCAATTGCAAAATTAAAGTCTAGAGAACTTGATTTAAGAGCTATGGATGACCAAAGAAAAATAGATGAAGGTCAAGAACGTATAAATATAGATAAAATGAAGGCTATGATGAATCAAAACCAACATGAAGACAAATTAGAGCAAAACGAAGAGTTAGCTGAACTTAGAGCCGACACTTCTTTAGAAAAAACACAGATGGGTATTGACTCTAAACGAGAAAATGACATTATGAAACAAATGGACGTTAGGATCTTGAAAGGTCCAAGAAGATAGTATATAATAATAGCATAGGAGAAAAATATGAAACCAAAAACATTTTTTACAAAGAACAATCCAAAATATGTTGGACCAGTTGTATCAGATACACCAAGAGCGGATGGAACTAATACATGTAACATTAATTCAGATGGATTTTCAAAAGAAGTAGAGATTAAAGTACCCTTAGGAGAACCGACTATTAATAAAGTTGGTGGCCAAAAGAGAATGCTAGCATCTAAAAAATCTTCAGTTAAGTGGTACTAACATGTGGTTCTCGGCAATTAAATTAGCCGTTTCTGCTGGAAGTAAAATTTATGCTAACAAGCAGAAGACGAAGATAGCTATGTCAGATGCACAGCTTATGCATGCATCACGTATGGCCGAAGGAAAAGAAGCTTACCAGGGAAAATTATTAGAAGCCCGTCAGTCAGATTGGAAGGACGAGGCAGTTTTAATAATTTTAAGTTTGCCAATAGCAATTTTGGCCTGGGCAGTCGTAAGTGACGATCCGGGAGCAATGGACAAAGTAAAACTGTTTTTTGAGATGTTCTCAGAGCTTCCAAAATGGTTTACAAATTTATGGATCCTTGTCGTGGCGAGTATATATGGTATAAAAGGAACACAAATATTTAAAAACGGAGGAAAAAAATAATGTCAAATAGAAACTATAACACACAAACAAATCCTAATAGACAAAAATTAATGAATGGCGGAAGAGCTAAAAAAAATATGGGCGGTTCCATGAATGCAAGAGCTGACATGAAAGCTGGTTACTACCCATCAGACATGGGTATGGCAGGTGGAGCTATGTATAAAAAAGGCGGACCCGTTAAAAAGAAAAGTAAATTTCCAGATCACTCAGGTGATGGTAAAATTACTAAAAAAGATATCTTAATGGCTAAAGGCGTTATACCTAAAACTAAAAAGAAAAATGCTTAAAAAATATTTTAACAAAATAATAGACGCAATCTTTGGAAAAAGATGCAAATGTTTAATAACAAAAGCATATACACCTGTAAAATGTGTTATATGCGGAAAGGAGCAATAATGGCAAAACGTGGTTTGTATGCAAATATTCACGCGAAAAAAAAGAGAATCGCTGCAGGTAGTGGTGAGAAGATGAGAAAAGTTGGAACTAAAGGAGCACCAACAGCAGCTAATTTTAAGAGAGCAGCAAAAACTGCAAAGAAACCTAGAAAGAGAAAATAATGGCTAGCGCAGCTTGGACTAGAAAAGAAGGTAAATCCAAATCAGGTGGATTAAATGCTAAGGGTAGAGCAAGTTATAAAGGTGGCACACTTAAAGCACCTACAAAATCTAAAACAAGTTCGAGGCGTAAATCATTTTGCGCTCGTATGGGTGGAATGAAAAAGAAATTAACTTCAGCAAAAACAGCAAGGGATCCTAATTCAAGAATTAACAAATCATTGAGGAAATGGGATTGTTAATGAGACAAGCTTTATTAAACGCATTAGAAGCAAGGTATGAAGCAGAAGTAGCTGAAGCCCATGCAATCATTAAAATATTCTTAGAGAATCCGGTCGGAATCGGTGAGCATCCGCAGCATCTAGATGAACTAGATAAACAATTTGAAAAAATTGCAAACGCAGAAGAAAAACTTGAAGCATTAAAAAGTTTTCATATAGAAAGGAAGGAAATGTAATGGACGAAATGACATTTATAGAAAAAATAAGAAAAATAATAAAGATGAGACATGATGATATGGTATCAGCCATGGCATCTGGAGGTGTTGACAATATGGAAAAATACAACTATATGTTAGGACAGATACGAACGTATCAATATTTAAGTCAGGAAATATCCAGCCT